CCGCGCTCAACCACCCACGCACTCTCATTGGACAGAGACAGACCACGACTCGATATCGACATTAGTCCACTCATCGCCATTCGTGCTGATGTCCACCACGTGCCTTCCAGCTGGAATTCGGTACAACTCGTTGTGCCTAGTACTAGCCACCTGTACAACAGTTGGTGCGACGACCGAGTCGTCACACAAAACTATAGACGGTGAGGTACCAATTGCGTTGTCGTACTTAACCAACATCAAGGTCGCCGCAGTGGTCCGCTTCCGAAACAACCCGTTCTCGTAAGGAATGATAGCCGGCGATCCGGCTATGTCCTCTCCTATCTCCGCGTCCCCTGTGGAAAGGGTATCGTACGTCACTGAACCATGCAGCGCAGCGCCCTCAGGTACAACCTTCGGATCACTGACTGTAAAGTTGTATTGCAACGACAGAGTACCAACCACGCCGTCCGTTTTAGCGACACCATCTAGCATGACCACGAAGCGGCCACACGTTTTGGTGACGTCATCATCGCCCGGCGCGATCCCTTTTGCTTCGCCACAGTAGAAGCCATTCAGTGCTGTAGACATCTGCGCTCTCGAAAAACATACAGCACACCTGTCCCGAACCGCACTGCGCACACAACCACTGAGTCCTGCCATGAGCTGTGGTGTGTCTGGCACCGTGTCCGTTGGATTACGTAACGGTGCAAGGTAGATCGTCCCCTTTTGTGTCGTAGCACACGAAGGGGTGTAGACGAGACTGATGAGCTTTGCTTCGTACTTTTGGTACTGTTTTGCAATGTTCGCCAGCCTCGGAAAGGTCCAAGGTTCACAAGGGTTGATCGGGTAACTATCGTACCACACGCCGCTAACTGGATCCGTGATGACCGCAACATCTGCGAGCCAGTCCGTTCCTGACACCACCTGAGATTGGGGCGCCGGGTTCGTCCTGACAACTGCAGAGTTGGACACGTAGTTTTGCGTCGGTGCAACTGACATTTGTCTCTGTCCTCCGCCGTTCCTACGTTTGCGGGGAGGTATGCCGACACGACGGCCGAAGTACCAGCGACCTGCGTTTGCACGCCGTTGCCGGTTTCTGCCTAGTGCCCGCACTCCCATTAGTCCCAAACGTTTCGCGTATTGACGCACGCGTGGATCGTTCATAACCATCGCCATTGAAGCTGCTGCCATGTTTCCTTTTAAACGGCGTTAACTTTAATTTTACCGTCTCCTGAGTAGTAAAAACGGACTCCCAGGATAAGTGGCGACGAAACAGCACATCGTCACGCAACCCGTATAGCAACGATCGAATTGCTGGGTCCTGTAACGACAAGCTATTGTTGGCAACGCTTTCCCGGAGGTGAGTCTCTGCTGCGCTTTTGCAGAACGCAAACAGGGTCTCATCGCCGAAACTCAACTGGGCCAAACTGACAAACTTGGCAAAAAGGTCTTTAGGAGTAGACGTCACTTTGGAAATTTCGACAGAGGCGCGGGTACGTTGTTCCCGTAGGTACGGCACGAAATATGCCACACCATTACGAGTTCGAACGCCCATACGCATGCCTACAAAAGCCAATGAATAAACATCGTCAGTCAAACTCCCATCTCCTTCAAACTCCAAGTATAAACCTACCGATTCATAAGTTCGCGACAACATCTCAGGCTCGAAACAGCCAGACCTATCCGCATATAGGAGATCGTCGCCGCAACATCGAAACTGCACCATACTGAAAAACTGCTCGATGGACAGACCACTTCGACACGCGTGCAACGCCATCATAACGCACTGACCTAAAGAGTTGTCAATTGATGTGTTGTGATGACCGGACGGCTGTCCGACCAAATGAAACACATTTCCTTGACAATTTGTAAAGCCATTGTACATCATGGAATAATAACGCTGCACTCGCTCAAAGGTTGTTGGATTGGCTCTGAATGACGCTATTATAGCAGCTACAACCAACGGAAAGTTAGCATCCCAACTTGAACCGTCAGCCGCAGCAAACCTACCGCCGAAACTCGCCAAATCCAAGTAAACTTTCGACAAATCAAGCCCAGGTATCACGTACCTATTGAACAGAGGGCTATGATGTAGTGTCTCCATTAAATATGCATTCTGCTGGTGAAACAACCGGATACCTTCAACGTAAGATGAGACGTCCTGAGGGCGGAAAAGACGTGCGTCTTTGCCTTCAGGCCGTATTTCTGACTTAAGAGTAGATCCGATCATACTCGTATTACCAGCGTAATAATCTTCTACCTGCTGTAATCCATACTTTTCAAGCACTTGACCTTTAGTAGGTGCTCCGAGGTGTGACCAAGGATAACCTGACGTTTTGGACTTGTGCTGGTCAATGGTATACAAAACCTGCTCATCTGTGGCAAGTTCACTCATTTGAGGCAAGTAGGGAAACCAACGTCGCAGACACTCAAACGCGTACTCAATTTCACTCACCGTCATCGTCTTCTGCTCATGGTCAAACTTGCAGACACCGTTCCAGAACGAATCGGCATCTAACGGAGCACGCGTGTAACCATGAGCCGCCTTGGGCGGATACTTATAATTTGGAAGAGGCGTCGCGCACACAGACGGTGCGCTTACCTCCAACCTTAATCTGGTCGGCGGGCTTAAGACTGACGGAGCACTGTATAACGGCGGCAGCGGCGGACTCGGCAACGACATGAGACAACTTTGCTGCGCCGCCTCCTGGTCGAAAAAACTTTAAAATATCTACATTTATCGGAATAAAATGCTTATCAGCGTTGTGAACGCCAATAACTTTACCGTCAGAGCCAACAACAGGTGCACCACAACAACCTAAGTCGGTGGAGCAATTGTATGTAGCGTCGTGACTGGCTAGACCATCTACGATCCCAACGCTCATGTGCTTGTTCAGCACGTCATGCACGCCTACTTTCTCTCCTAAAGTGGGTATCCGCAACTTCTTTACTGGCAACACCGCCTTGCCTGGAACGACAACCGGTATGTACAGCAAATCTTGCGAGATAGCTTGTGTAGTGACCAAGGGCAAGGGGTGCCCATCGACGTAAGCATAACGATCTGCCGCGTGTGCAGTGGTAACAAAACAGTTTAACACGCGAAAACCAATATTTACTGGCTTCTTGTCCACATCCTGCAACTCAACCGTAGGAATCACCGCGAACGGTGGGTTACTAGGCTGAATTGATTCGGAAGTTGAACACGCAGTCGCGCCTTCATCTTCAGGCTCCTTGCCTTTCGCTTTCTTAGACTTCTTCATTTTCTTCGGCTCCGCTTCCTGCACCTTTGGTTCCTCTTTTGGGACTGGTTTTGGAATTGGTTCTTCTTTTTTAACTTCTTCTTTTATCTCGGCAAACTTCACGCGTTTCTTTACACCTTGACGTGGTGGTTCAGAAAACGCTGTAGTAGTGCCGGACAGTGCTTCGAGCTTAGCTTGCATAGCCTGAACGACAGTAGTCAATGCTGCGATTGACTCACGAATATCGTCCGAGGTGTTGCTCGGCGTTTGCTCTGCACTAGTCTCGTCACCAGTGGAAGCGTCAGATGAGTCCTGTTCCTCTTCCTCCTCTTCTTCGGACTCTTCTTCTTGTTCTTTCTTTTTCTCATTTTCTTTTTGTTTCTGTCTAGCTTCTTCTTGTTTCCTAGCTTCTTCTTCTTTCTTCTTTGCCTCAAGTTTCTCTTTATCAAAACGATTAGATGACCGTTTGATAGCTTCAACCATGAGGAAAGGCATATCATCAGCCCAGTCGCTAGACTTTGGAGCCTTTTGATAAGCGTCGGACCTAACGAACTCGTCTACACGTTTAAGATGCTGTTCATGCTCTTCGCGTAAACGATCCAGTTTATCACGCCACGCTTGCTCGCGATAAGCGTCCTCTTCGGCACGCTCACTCTGTTCATTATAGTCGTCGTATTCTTCAAAATCCTCGGCAGGTTCATAATACTTCTTAGCACGACGATCGCGAGTCCGTTGATCACGAGGACCTTTCCGTCCATTTGCTGCTGCATTCCGTACTGCAGCACGTCCTGTCTTGGC